ATCTGGCGCTGCTGATCGGCGCGGGGCTGGTGGGCGCCATGTCGAACCCGCTTTATTCGCTGCTTCTGGCCTATGCCAACGACTTTCTGGAACATGAGGACATGCCGGCCGCCTCGGCGGGGTTCCTGTTCATCAACGGGGTCGGGGCGATTGCCGGGCCCGTGCTGATCGGCTGGCTGATGGGGCGGTTCGGGGCCTATGCGTTCTGGGTCGTGGTGGCCGCGCTTTTGTTCGGGCTGTCGCTGTACGGGCTGGTGCGCGTGTTGCAGCGCCCCTCGCGCACCGCGCCCGAGGACAGCACGCGCTATGCGCCGGTTTCGCCCAGTTCGTCTCCGGTGATGATCGAGGTGGCGCAGGAGCTCTACATCGAGACTGAGTTGGAAGAGCAACAGTCCACAGCCGCGGCTGTGGATGATTGATTGTCAGATGGGCGCAGAGGTGTAACAGTTGCATGACGCGTCAGGGGAGAGGCAGGAGCCAATGGTAAGCGTGGATGAGGTGCTGACGTTCTGGCTGGACGAAGTGGGTCCGGCGGGCTGGTATGGCGGCGGCGAGGCACTGGATGCGACGGTGCGCGAGCGGTTCCTGTCTGCCTGGCAAGAGGCACGCGACGGCGCCTATGGGCTGTGGCTGATCAATGCACGCGGCGCGCTGGCCTATATCATCCTGACCGATCAGTTTCCGCGCAACATGTTCCGCGAGGCGCCGGAAGCGTTCGAGATGGACCGCACATCGCTGGCCGTGGCCAAGGCCGCTGTCGACCGGGGCTGGGACATGCGCATCGACGAGCCGGGGCGGCAGTTCTTCTACATGCCTTTGATGCATTCCGAGAACCTGTGCGATCAGGACCGGGCCGTTCGTCTGATGGCGATGCGGATGCCCGAGACTGGGGCGGACAACCTGCGCCATGCCAAGGCCCATCGCGAAGTGATCCGCCAGTTCGGGCGCTTTCCCTATCGCAATGGCGCGCTGGGTCGCGAAACCAGCCGCGCCGAGGCGGACTGGCTGGAAACCGGCGGCTATGCCCGGGCGCTGGACGTGGCCGATGCCGAAAGCGAGGTTCACGCGGGCGCCTGATCGGCGCGATTTGAACCGAATGCCGCGGGTTTTCCTGCCCCACGCTTAGGGGATCGGTAATCCGGACGGGGCCAGCCTGCGCGCCTGACAACCAGGGCGGGCGGCATGACCAGAGCGGACGGAGTTTTGCACCTTTCAGGCGCCGCGCTATCGGCGCCGGGGCAGTCGGGCCAGGATGACTTGGCGCTGGCCGAGCAGATCATCAACATCATGGAACAAGGGATTCTTGTGTGGTCCGCCGAGGGGGTGTGCGAGTTGCACAACACGCGGGTTTTCGACGTGCTGGACCTGGGGGCGGATGATCTGTTCGTCGGGATGACGCGCGCCGCGTTCCGCGACCGCGCCGAGGCGCGTGGCGAGATGCGCGCCGAGGATCGCGCGGCCTCTGAGGATGCGATCCGCATCCACAAACCCTATTCCTTTGATCGCTACCTGCCTTCGGGGCGGGTCGTGCTGACCAATGCCCGGCCCGCGCGCGGGGGCAGCTATGTGGTGACCTTTACCGATGTGACCGAGGCGCGCCGGGCCGCGGCGGAACTGGACCGGGCCAAGCAGATCGCCGAAGAGGCGGGCCGCCGGGCGCAGGAGGTTCTGGCGCAGGAGCGCGCGCGGCAGGACCGGGCCCGGCAATTGGCGCGGCTGGATGAATGGCTGCAATCCTGCCAGTCGCTGGACGAGCTTTACCAGGTCGTCAGCACGTTCATGCAGAATCTGCTACCCGGATCGAAGGGGGAGCTGTATCTTTACTCCAATTCCCGCGACGCGCTGGTGGGAAGCTGCAACTGGAAGACAACCGATCTGCATCGCAGCATAGACGCGGACAGCTGCTGGGCGCTGCGGCGGGGCCGATCCTATGAGTATCAGGCGGATGGCCTGTGCCTTGTCTGCGGCCATGTCAGCGATCATCACCATGGCGTTGCGCTGACCGAATACCTGTGCGTGCCGATCATCGCGCATGGCGATACCGTGGGGCTGCTGCATATCCGGTTCGATCCGGCGGCGGAGGGGGCGGCGAGCCTGCAGGAGGCCGGGGAGTTCGCGCTGCGCTGTGCCGAGCATATCTCGATGGCGATCGCCAATGTGAAGCTGCGCGACGAGTTGCATGACAGGTCGATCCGCGATCCGCTGACGGGGCTGTTCAACCGCCGCTACCTGATGGACGCCTTGCGCCGCGCTGAGGCCGAAGCGGAGCGCAGCGGTGAAGGCTGCGGGCTGATCGCGCTGGATGCGGATAATTTCAAGATGTTCAACGACAATCACGGCCATGATGCGGGCGATATGGTCCTGCGGGCGCTGGCCGAGCGGGTGCAGGGCATGGCCGCGCCACGCTGGATCACCTGCCGGATGGGCGGCGAGGAATTCGCGGTGCTTGTCCCGGGGGCGGATCTGAGCCACGCCATCGAGGCGGCGGAGCGTATCCGCGCCGAGATCGCGACGCTGGACATCCGCACGTCCCAGGGCGTCTTGCCCCGGGTCACGGTGTCGGCGGGTGTCACGGTCCTGCGGGGGCAGGGCGAAAGCCCGGCTGTTCTGCTCAAACGCGCGGATGAGGCGCTCTATCGCGCCAAGGCAGAGGGCCGGAATCGCGTGATGGCCGCCGAGTTGCCTGGCGCGGTCGAGGCACCGCCCGGGCCTGCCGATCGCGCATGACGGCCATGAGCCGCAGTCACTGGAAGCGCGTCCCGAATTCGTTTAACGTCAAACCAATTCGGGAAGAGGAGTGTTTTCATGGCTGCGCGCAATTTCGATGTGATCGTGATCGGGGCGGGACCGGGCGGCTATGTCGCCGCGATCCGGGCCGCGCAACTGGGCCTGTCCGCCGTGGTGGTGGAGCGCGAGAACCTGGGCGGGATCTGCCTGAACTGGGGCTGTATTCCGACCAAGGCGATGCTGCGTTCGGCCGAGGTGTACCACCTGATGCACCGCGCCAAGGAGTTCGGGCTGAAGGCGGATGGGGTCGGCTATGATCTGGATGCCGTGGTCAAACGCTCGCGCGGGGTGGCGGCGCAGCTGTCGGGCGGGGTCGGCCATCTGCTGAAGAAGAACAAGGTCGCGGTGGTGATGGGCGAGGCGACGATCGCCGCCAAGGGCAAGGTCAGCGTCAAGACCGACAAGGGCACTGAGGAGCTGACCGCCAAGAACATCATCCTGGCCACCGGCGCGCGCGCGCGGGCATTGCCGGGGCTGGAGGCGGATGGCGATCTGGTCTGGACCTATCGCCACGCGCTGCAGCCACCCCGGATGCCCAAGAAGCTGCTTGTGATCGGGTCGGGCGCCATCGGGATCGAGTTCGCGAGTTTCTTCAACACGTTGGGGACGGATACGACGGTCGTCGAGGTGATGGACCGCATTCTGCCCATCGAAGATGCCGAGATTGGCGCCTTTGCGAAAAAGCAGTTCGTCAAGCAGGGCATGACGATCATGGAAAAGGCGATGGTCAAGCAGCTGGATCGCGGCAAGGGCAAGGTGACGGCGCATATCGAGACCGACGGCAAGGTGGAAAAGCTGGAGTTCGACACGGTGATTTCGGCGGTCGGCATTGTCGGCAATGTCGAAGGCCTGGGGCTGGAGGCGCTAGGCGTCAAGGTCGACCGGTCCCATGTCGTGACCGATGAATACTGCCGCACCGGCGTCGAGGGGGTCTATGCGATCGGCGACATCGCGGGCGCGCCCTGGCTGGCGCACAAGGCGAGCCACGAGGGGGTGATGGTGGCCGAGTTGATCGCGGGCAAGCACGCCCATCCGGTCAAGCCCGACAGCATCGCGGGCTGCACCTATTGCCAGCCCCAGGTGGCAAGCGTCGGCCTGACCGAGGCCAAGGCGAAAGAGGCCGGGTATGAGGTCAAGGTGGGCCGGTTCCCCTTTATTGGCAACGGCAAGGCCATCGCGCTGGGCGAGGCGGAGGGGATCGTCAAGACGGTCTTCGACGCAAAGACCGGCGAGTTGCTGGGGGCGCATATGGTGGGCGCGGAAGTGACCGAGCTGATCCAGGGCTATGTCATCGGGCGCACGCTGGAGACCACGGAAGAGGACCTGATGCATACCGTCTTCCCGCATCCCACGCTGAGCGAAATGATGCATGAAAGCGTGCTGGATGCCTATGGACGGGCGATCCATTTCTAGGCTGGTGTGCGGATCGTGACACGTTGGGGGCGCCTTCGGGCGCCCTTTTGCTTTGCGGTGTTGCGCATGCTGCGCGCGGGGCGTTTCCGGCCTGTTCAGCCCCGGGCCCGATTGTGTGCCTTGTCGGATCAGGAACCGGCGAGGCGGGCAGGATCGGGAGATGCGGATGTTCGATTTTCTCAGGCGCGGGGCGGGGCCGGACACGGCGGCACCCGAGGCGAAGGCCTCGGCCACGGGGCGCATCGCCGCGCTGGGAAGTGCGGGGCGCACGGTCTGGGGCGCGCGCGATACCACGGCGCTGACCCGGTCGGGGTTCATGGCCAATCCGGTCGGGTTTCGCACCGTCAAGATGATCGCCGAGGCGGTCGCGGCGCTGCCGCTGATCCTGCAGGACAGCGCGCGGCGCTACGAGACGCATCCGGTGCTGGACCTGATCCGCCGCCCGAACGGGGTGCAAAGCAAGGCGGAATTCGTCGAGGCGCTGATCGGGCAACTGCTGCTGACGGGAAACGGCTATGTCGAGGCGGTCGGCGCGGGGGACGGGTTGCCGCTGGAACTGCATGTGCTGCGGTCGGACCGGATGGCGCTGATCGGCGAGGGGCCGCGACCGGTTTGCCATATCCGCAGCTTTCACCCGCAGGATGACCATTACGGGCTGAGCCCGATGCAGGCGGCGGCCACGGCGGTCGAGGTGCATAACGCGGCGAGCCGTTGGTCCAAGGCGCTGCTGGACAACGCCGCACGGCCCTCTGGCGCAATCGTCTACAAGGGAGCGGACGGGCAGGGGCAGTTGTCGCCCGATCAGTTCGACCGGCTGCTGATGGAGATGGAGACCCAGCATCAGGGCGCGCGCAATGCGGGCCGGCCGATGCTGCTGGAAGGGGGGCTGGACTGGAAACCGATGGGGTTTTCGCCCTCGGACATGGAGTTCCAGAAAACCAAGGAATCCGCCGCGCGCGAGATCGCGATCGCCTTTGGCGTGCCGCCCATGCTGCTGGGGATTCCGGGGGATGCGACCTACGCGAACTACCAGGAGGCCAACCGTGCCTTCTATCGCCTGACGGTGCTACCGCTGGCGACGCGGGTCACCGGCGCGCTGGTCGACTGGCTGGATGATTTCACCGGCGAAGAGCTTAGCCTGCGGCCCGATCTGGACCAAGTTCCCGCGCTGGCCTCGGAACGCGAGGCGCAATGGCGGCGGATCGGCGCGGTTTCTTTCCTGAGCGATGCGGAAAAGCGCGCCCTGCTGGGCCTGCCGCCGCTGGAGCTGGGGGATGGCTGAGCGGGCCTACCCGCGACAGGCCTTCGATTGCGCGCCATCCTTGCGGATCGAGGCGCATGAGCGGCTGGCGGCACTGCAATTCGCGCAGCTCAACACCCAGTTGCAGAAGATCGAGGTCATGATGGAACGGCTGGAGCGGCGGTTGTGGCTGACGGTCTATGGCGTGGTGGGCGTGATCCTGGCGCAGGCGGTGCAGTCGATCCAGAGCGTGACGCCCTGAGAGGAGCGAGAGACGATGCTTGAACACAAATACATGGCCCTGGGCACCGAGGTGGCGGTGCGCGGCGCCGAGATCAGCGGCTATGCCTCGGTCTTTGGCACCTCCGATCAGGGCGGCGACGTGGTCGGCGCGGGGGCCTATGCACGCTCGCTGGAACGGCTGGCGGCGCGGGGCGGGCGGATCAAGATGCTGTGGCAGCATGATCCGGCGCAGCCCATCGGGGTCTGGGACGAGGTGCGCGAGGATGCGCGGGGCTTGTTCGTGAAGGGGCGGATCCTGCGCAATGTCGCGAAGGGCCGCGAGGCGGCGGCGCTGATCGAGGCGGGGGCGATCGACGGGTTGTCGATCGGCTACCGGACGGTGCGGGCCACCAGGAATGACAAGGGCGGACGCCACTTGTCGGAGCTGGAGCTTTGGGAGGTGTCACTTGTCACCTTTCCGATGCTTCCCGATGCGCGGGTCACGGCCAAGGCGGACAGCCCGGCGGCCGAGGCGATGCGCGACATGGCGGCGGCCTTTCAAGAGGCCCGGCGCCTGCTGGTCCCGACCGAGGCCCGGCGTTTCAAACCATTTTCTGAAGGGACGAACAGATGAGCACACCCGAGGCGAAGGCGCGGGCCGGGGACGAGATGAGCCCGGCCACGGAACTGAAGGCGGCGATGACTGGATTCATGTCGGATTTCAGGGCTTTTTCAGACGACATTCACACACAGCTTCAACAGCAGGATGACCGCATGACCAAGTTCGAACGCAAAACCATGATCGCGGGCGCGCGCCCGGCGCTTTCGGGGGCCGCGATGGAAATGGCCCCGCATCAGAAGGCCTTTGCGGCCTATCTGCGCTCGGGCGACGATGACGCGCTGCGCGGCCTGGAGATCGAGGGCAAGGCGATGTCGAGCGCGATGGCGGCGGATGGGGGCTATCTGGTCGATCCGCAGACCGCCGAGACGATCCGTTCGACCCTGTCGGCGACGGCGTCGATCCGGGCGGTGGCCAATGTGGTCAGTGTGCAGGCGACCTCGTTCGATGTTCTGATCGACCATGCAGAGATGGGCGCGGGCTGGGCCACGGAAACCGACCCCACGGCCGAGACGGGCACGCCCCAGATCGATCGCATCAGCATCCCGCTGCACGAATTGTCGGCGCTGCCCAAGGCGTCGCAGCGCCTGCTGGATGACAGTGCCTTCGATATCGAGGGCTGGCTGGCGGGCCGCATCGCGGACAAGTTCGCCCGGTCGGAGGCTGCGGCCTTCATCCATGGCGACGGGGTCGACAAGCCGCGGGGCTTTCTGACCACCGACAGCGTGGACAATGATTTCTGGGCCTGGGGCAATCTGGGCTATGTCGCCACCGGCCAGGATGGGGCGTTCGACCCCGATGCGCCGGCGGATACGATCATCGACCTGGTTTATGCGCTGGGGGCCGAATACCGCGCTAATGGCACGTTTGTCATGAACTCCAAGACGGCGGGCGCGGTGCGCAAGCTCAAGGACAATGACGGGCGGTTCCTGTGGTCGGACGGTCTGACCGCCGGAGAGCCCGCGCGGCTGCTGGGCTACCCGGTGCTGATCGCAGAGGACATGCCCGATATCGCCAGCGACGCGATGGCGATTGCCTTTGGCGATTTCGGTGCGGGCTATACGGTCGCCGAACGCCCCGATCTGCGCGTGCTGCGTGATCCGTTCTCGGCCAAGCCGCATGTGCTGTTCTACGCCACCAAGCGGGTGGGCGGGGCGGTTAGCGACTTTGCCGCGATCAAGCTTCTGAAATTCGGCACGGCCTGAGGCTGAACCGAACGGGTCTGCGCCCTGGCAGGTGCAGGCCCGGCCCGGGTGCAGGCAAGGCACGGGGTGCCCCCCTTGTTGTCCAGCTACGTCCTTCCGTCCGAGCGATGCG